CGAACTCGTAGCTGGCTTTGTGTCCGTAGTGGGTTATTTCTATTTTCATTGTATTGTGTTTAGTTTAAAAAAGCCTTTTTTCTCGGAAGGCTAACCTATCTCCCTACGATGAGAACCGCAGCTAATGCACGGCAGGTTACGTTCCGCACGTCTACGGCATTTGTTTTACATTTCGTGTTTAGATATGTGGCAATTTTTACCCCTTATCCTTGTCCAGTTTTTTGCGCAAGAAACTTGACATCTTGCTTCAATCTTTCGAGATACAGGCAGAAGTCCATAGCTTCATCCTGAGCGTGATTAAGCCATTCTAAGACATCTAAATCAGTTCGTGTTAACATAGTTCCGTACTTTTCAATTCCTCGTTGTGAGCGGTCATAAAACTTGCTCATTACTTTTAGGACAATCGGGTCTTCTACTTTCTGGTTTATCGGTTCTTCTTCTATTTGTTCTATTTCATCAATAGCTGCTCCTATCGTTTTGATAGCATTTCTAAACCTATATTGTAAATCTGTACTTAAGTTTGGAAACATTAAATCCAGAGCTAAATTTGCTTCTTGTATTTCTTCTTTAGTTCGTTTCATTTTAATTAAATTGTGATAGTTCGTCTTTAAATACTAATTCGTCAACTTCTTGAATTAAAACCGGATCCTGATTGCTATAATTTATTATGTACTGTACTCGCATTTCAATCATTAAATCTTTAATGCGTTCATCTATTAATGTAAAATTTTCATCATAAATATTTATTGTAGCTACAAAATACCGGTTTACTTTCTTTCTCATTGGTTCATTAGTTGGTTGTATAATACACATCCTATTTGTATTTTTTCTTTAGCTCTTTCAATATCCTGCTCATTGTAATCTATTGTGTATAGCTTTACGCGTTCGTGTTTTGGTATGTGATCAAAGTTATGTTGAGCTTCTACGTATGCGCGTATCTCATCGCTTTCTCCGATTACGTTCTGCTTCCAATGCTCGCGGCGGATCTCATCCTCCAGAATTAAATAAGGCGTATTAATCAGGCAGTAAGCTACAACGGCCTTACGTTTACCGGTCAACCACATATAAGCCTGCATTTGCCAATAGTAATCTGAATTAGGTAGCTCATCCTCAAAGAAAGGAAACGTAGCAGCGGACCAACTAACCTTAGTATCTATGATTAAATCTTCTGTAATTACGTCCGGAGTTCCTTTTACAAATTCGTTAGAAAACTTTTCTTCGTTTTTTAGTACGAATCCCAAATCCATAACCTCAGAAACTAATTGTATTGCTTCATCTTCTGTTTGTGTTCCTTTGTCCGTATATCTGGAGTTGAACTCTTTGTAAATTCCGTACTTGTCCTGCAATACAACTTCTTTAATGTAGCTTTTTGCAGTTTGAGAAAGCAGCTCCCCTTTTGATCGGGGAGTAGCCATCATTTTTGCTAGGGCGCTTGCTCTTACTTTCATAGCGCATCAAGAATTTCAATTTGTTCAGCAGTTAAGCTAAAATGCTTCTCTAAGTTTGCTCTTGAAAAGTTGCCGGTACCAATTGCTTTAACTGCCTCTTGAAAGCGTTTAGCGTCAATAGAAGGTAGCTTCTTTTCGCTTTTTACTTGCTCTCCAGAACCATCTGTGTCTTTGTCAGTTACTAAACCAAGTGCAGAACTTAAAGCATAGCGTCTGTAGTAAGTTACACCTGAACCAAAACCCTGATAGTCATTCATACCCTTGAGCTGAACGTAAGGAATCAAAACGCTGCTTACCAAAGTCTCGCCGGTTTCAACGTGGAATACCATTGTTTTAATGTAATTAGCGCCTTCAATAGTTTCAATCAACTGAGTGAATCCTAGTCCGTGTTTAGCTAACAAAGGATTGATTTTCTCAAAGATAGCTGGAAGGTCAGCGTAAGAATAACCAAAGCCCTGAGTAGCTTTGTGAATTACAGGTACCTCTTGTTGGAAGGCTGCCAAACTTTTAAATAAATGTTTCATTGCATTTTTGTTTTAGGGTTATTAATTAATTGAATTGATTGCTTCTGTATAGGTATCAAAAAATTCCTCCTCGCCGGTTTCAAAATCGTAAACTATATAGTCAACTGATTGACCGAAGCAGGAAGCTATTTGTACTCCGTTTTCTAGCGCGATATAAACGTAACCGGACATCTTATTGAATCCGCATTCCATAATATCTTCGCGTTGCGCAAATTCTTGGTAAGCGCGTTGAACTAAAATCCAGCTTTCGAGATCTGAATTTCTTAACTCTTGGATAAATTGTAAATTGTGCATATTGTATTGTTTAAATGTTTCGACAAATATAATATATTTTTTTAATATAAAACAAGTCCGAATAAAAAATATTTTAAATTTTTTTAGCTGAGAATAAAGAAAGCATTGCGTAGGTCTTTTGTACTCTATCTGTTTTGTTAAACTCAGTTGTTTGCGGCATCCTTTCGTCTGTTTGCCATTCTGGTGCTATTTCTCTAAGATCAAAACAGTAGATTCCTTTTGGCGTTGAGTTTATATAAAGTGGTATGTAATCTTTAAATATGTAGTATGAAATTAAGGCCCAGTATTTATCCTGCTCGATCATTAACTCTGAGTAGTGGGTTTTTCTGCATTTTAATTCTATTCGTGTTTTGTACTGAGAGCTAAAACAATCCCACCGGCTAAATGGATCTTCAGACATTTGTAAGTCTTTAAAGTATTCTTGCTTTAAATAATCAAATAGTTGCTGCTCTGTCATAATTGTTTTATTTTTTGTTTGTAGGTTTTGATTAATTCGCGGAGTTCTTCTCTGGTATATTTCCGTGTTTGGTTAGCTTTAGCGTGTAATTGCAATAATCTATCTGCTCCGATGCGCTCCTGTATTCCTATTTGGTAGTTGATCAGGTTTCCGTGTTTCCATTGGTTGCAGGCTACGCATTGGCCGTGTACGTTATCTTCATCGAATGTAACCGCTTTATGACCGCCTGAGCTAAAATAGTGGCCGGCGTCGAATTTATCTTCCAACTTTGCGCCACAACTAATGCAAGGTTTGTCTTTGTCTCTTATGCGGATATATTTGTTAAAAACTATCTGAGCTGCCTTCATTAGTTCCTGAACGGTTTCAATTTCTGACTGCATTTTCTTTTTCGTCTTTTTCCAGCTCTGATCCTTTGCTTCAGATACCCAAGCCTTAACGCATTCAGGATCCAAACAAAACTTTTGGTTGAAGCGTACAGGTTCGAACTTATCTTTGCAGTTTTTACATCTGGGCATTTTCTACGCTTTTAATTATTTCTTCAACTAATTGTTGCGGAATCTTAGAACGTTCATAGCTTCCGGATTTTCCTTGTGTGCCTGTTTTAGATCCTCTTGGCGCGCTTTGATGGTGGCATTTTTTATTACCGTTAAAGCATTCGTGTTTTGGTATCCAGCCTTTAGTATTAAAAACAGAAAACAAATGGTTTGTAAATATATCTGTTGGTTTAGCTCTGTCATCTCCATAAGTGCAATACCAAACCGTTGCTCTATCTAATGATTTTACAAACGGCATTTTGCGCATCATTCCTCTTGGATTTTCAATAAAGAATTTTAAGTTAGGATTGATTTTTAACCACATATTAATCAATGCAATTTGATGATAATTAACTGCATCGCATTTTTTAGCATAATCGCTGACCGGTTCCGTGCCATTTCTATGGTGGCTTATTGCAGCTATTGAATAGGTTGTGCAATCTGGGCTTGTCCAAATCATATCCGGAATAAATGGAACGTCAGAAATATGTAATTTTTCTATATCAATTACTAAATCAATATCTGCGTAATCAGTCCAATCAACTGAAAATACATTATGTCCTCTTTTATCACCTTCATTTCCAATAGATCTGCTACCGGCGTGTAATTCTAAAATATTCATATGTAGTATTTTTTGTATTGGTCTTTCTTAACGTCTACTTCTAATTTCCGCAAGTCCCTAATGTAAGAGGATGCCCACTTAGGATGAACGCTTAACAAGTTAGCTATTGACATCAAAGGGCGGGGCTTTTCTTGTAAGAAAGGTATTAAAAGCAATATCTTTTTTTGCTTAGGTTCGTAGAGCTTTTCGAATTTTTGTTTATTCATAGTTCAATATTTTTAAATTTAATTTCGTTTTTTAGTTCGTCATAAGCTACCCGTAGCTGCGCGTTTCTTCTCGCTAGCTGGTTTAGTTCGCGATTTAAACTCGTTATCTCATCCTCTAGCAGATTGATTACGTTTAGCGTTTCAAGTAAATACTGCTCACTTTCTCGACCGCCTTGTATATAGTCCTTTGCTTCTGGCTTTTCTTTTTCGAGTTTTTCTCTGACGTTTTTGATTCGCTGGGCTACCGTCCAAACGGTTGTTTTGGCCCATAAAAGTTTTAATGATAAGTCCATTTTAAAAAGGTGTTTTAAGTTGTACAGGTGGTTTTACTCTAAAGTTCTTTAAAGGATCAACTGAATTGATTTCAAAACCAATACCTGAATTAAAATTACAAATAATTGGCTCATTCAAAAGCGTGTGTTTTCCTCCGGTTTCTGTGTCCTTGACTTTTTCGACGTTAATCCAAGTTGAATATTTCCATTCTGGATGCTTAATTAATCGGTGTATTACAAACATATCATCGCAGCGGTTTAGGAAAGCCTTACCTCCTTCAATATGATCCTTAAGCGGTGGTTTCAAATGTCCTTTCCATTCTCCGTCTTGATACAAATTTGCGTTCCTACCGGATTCAGTGTTTGGATGGGTATTTATGTACAAAGTTTTTCCGGTGCTATTTACAAACTGTCTGGCGTTATTCATAAACGTGTAATTGCCATCAAATGTCATTTGCCTATCAAGTCCCGTGAATGGATCAATTAAACAAACATCTGCCTCAGATTGTACAAATAAATCAAATAATTCTTCTGGTTTATACAGCTTAGAATTGTCTACAAACGTAAAGAACTGTTCTAAGTATGCGGTGTGTCTGTGTATCTCATCGTAACTTAATTGCTTGAATGGTTTTCCGGAATACATCTGTACAAGATCTCTTAGTATCTGTCCTTTTTGGTTTTCTCCAGACCATAAACAAAAGCTCAATCCGTGTTGTAATGCGAGGTTTAAAAAGTACCAATTAATCCAGTACGTCTTGCCTACGTTGTCGTGGCCTAAAATGATATTTACTTGTTTAGGCTTAAACTTTAAATGTTCGTCTAAATAGCATCCTATACCTAAACCCTGTTTAATTTTTCCGTCTTTATAATCCAGTAAGTACTGAATTGAATCACCCTTGTTTTTTAGCATATTGTCTTAGTATTTGTAATTCTCTTGGTTCTTCTATTTCGATTGTTTTTTTGTTTTTACTCAACCATTTGTTAGCCGTCAAATATAGGGAAGTATATTTCTTGTTGCCTTTGAAATTTTGTATTGAGTCTAAAACATCATCAATTTCGTTTATAGTGTATTTATCCAATAGCTTCTCAACATCAGCATTCGTTATAGACAAGTGAGCGAAGCTCCTATATATATCTTTAGATATAACATTAACATTAACATTATCACTATCGGCATTTTTGGTATGCTTTGGTATGCGGTCGGATGCGGTGGCATCCCATCGCTTACGTGCGTTTTCGCTATTACGTTTACAAATGCCCTCGTATTTTTGCAAATCTCTTTTTAAAGTTTGTTTTATAGGTTCAAAAACAACTTCCGTAAATTGATCGCTTTCTGGGTTGTTATCATTAACATACTCAAGTATGTGTTTAAATAACTTTCCTGCCTGTTCATCAGTTAATTTGTTTATAGTATGGATTAGATCCGAATACAGTATAAACCCTTTTTTGTCTTTTGCCATTTTACTGCTTTAAAATGAAAAACCCCATTCGGATTTCGTGAAGCAGCACTACTCTCCAAATGAGGTTCTAATAATGTCTTTAAATTGGGTCTGCTTCCCCGTGGACAAATATAATAATTATTCTTCTAACAACGTCTCAAAAGTAAAATTTTCTTTTACCCATTGTCTAAACGCGCGCTGGATATCTACCTGCTGCTCCATTGCTCTAGGATCAGAGTTATTAATGATCAATCTGTCCGTCTTTTGTATCTCCTCTAGAAACATTGCGGCCTTGCGTTTAATGTTATGCTTAAATACGTTAGCATCGTTTAAATCTTCAATATAATCGCCTAACACCGGTAGTATGGCAGTTAGTACGATTAGCTTTTCTAAATTTCGTTTTACCGCTTCGGAGTATTGTTCTTGGTTCATAGGTTATTTTTTTAATGTTGTGTATTGTTCATTATACATTTGTTCACCGCTTGAATAAGCAAAATTGCCAAGCTCCCACGCATTAATAAGTTGCTGCTTTTCCTTTTCAAGTTTAAACTCAAGCAGTTCAATAATCTGCTCGCCTGTGTAAACATTTTGCATTCTGTCGTTTTTCAAAAACCTGATTAATTCTTGTATTGCAGTCATAGCTTTTCAATTTCGTGTTTTACTTCTTTATAAAATTCTGTAACATTTCTATTTTGCCAATGGTGCTTATCTAAAGCCTCAATTACTTCATCAACTGCAATTAATGCGCATTGCTTGGCATCGTCTTTATCTTCAACATATCCATCCAATTCATCAAAATACATAGTAGGTTCAATGAATTTATCTACTAGCTCTATTGCTTTTTCTTTCGGTGTCATAACTTTTCTATTTGTTGTTCGTATAATCCTTCTTTGAGCCAGCGCTTCATCCTACGCAGACCTGCCAAATTATTGGCGTTATTTAAATCTTTAAATACATCTCGTTGTTGCGGTACGTATTTTAACTCAGCATCATTGCAAAGATCTACAACCGGAGCTATAATCTTTAAATAGACTCCGTCTGTTTTTAGCGCGGCGTGCTGCTTTATAGAATGTATCATTGTAGTTCTATCACGGTCAAACAATGCAGCTATTTCATTCATTTTATATTGATTGGTTTCAAATAATTTAGCGGCTAAATAATGACGGTAATATACTTTGTCCCGAACGCGGCTTTTTTCATACAAGCGTTTATCTTCAATGTACTCTTTAATTATATCTAAATTAATGTTGCTCATCTTATTTGAATTTAGAGTTATAAACGTGGTTCGAATACTTAGCGTAAGACTTTGGTAGTTCGTACTTAGGCTTAAAATAGGTTTGGTAGTTTCGTGTTTTTGCATCTTGTCGGTGCGGTGTAGCCGTCCCAAGTAAGTAAATAAAGAACATAGTACCTAAGATAAATACTACTCCGCTTCCTAAAATTTGCTTTTCGTCCGTGTTTAAGTCCTTAAACAAAAACGAATACTTTTTAATTAACTTCATTGTTCTCAATTGTTTGTAATAAGTTTAATACTGAACCCCACGCGCCTAATGCGTAGCGGGTATGGTTGTGGTCTACGCCGTATTGGCTTTTACATTCTTGCAAGTCTTTGTACAATTCTTGTTCTTGACTGCGGATAAGTTCTAAAATTTGTTCTTTGTTCATAGTGTTTT